AAAGATTTTCTTGTCTCAGAATAAAACTCTTCTGGCGTTTCTACGCACTTATAATGCGCTATATACTTTACCGACATTACCATTGGGTATACTCACTTTCCGAATGCATTCCTTTGTCTTCTCTTGCTGAAGCTATTTGCATTGATTGAACCTTATCCATTAATTTTCTGGCGGACTCAGAAGCTATTCTAGAAGAAGTCTCCATTGACTCTGCTAAGTTCACTATAGCTTCTGCGGTCACCATAGCCTCGTATTCGCCTTCTGCTGCAGTAAGCGCTGATGCTTCTCTTTCGGCTTCGTTCTTGCCGTTTCTATTCTTCTTGTAGATTCTTTTATATCTACCTTCTACTATCTTATAATGGGCTCTAGCCATGCCAGCAAATCTAGCTGCTCTACCAAAGGCGTTGGAAGTTTTAGCTACAAGATTAGCTAGGTCATGGATACCTAAATCTACATTATCCATATCTGGTATTTCAATAAAATACTTTTTATAGTTTTCACCCGCAGCGTAAGCATTCAGCACCTCTGTTATCTGAGGGCTTAAGAAATCGCTAAGTAGGCGGTGTAGCGTTTGTAGATTTTGGTCTTCCAATTTTTTATTCCTTTACGAATTTAAAAAGATCCTCTAGATTTGAGGATGCTATTATTGATTTAATTTTATCTCTTATATCTTTTAAGTGTTCTCTAACTGTGTTAGGATGCTCTGTTATTCTTTCTGCTATCTCCGAAGATTTCTTGCCATCAACAAACCTCCATTTTAGCAGCTGCCTCTCTTGAATGGATAGCTGGTTGAAAGGTTCTGCTGCAGTAGTCCCAAGAACCCACATCTCATCTATTGATTCAACGCATAAAAGCTTTGCTAGATCGTACTCTACTGGTGGGGCCTTGAACCCTACTTGTTGTTCGCCGTCTTCTGGTTCGTAATCATCATCTGTTATAAGTGGGAATGTTTTCCTTCCTAATTGATCTATTAAGAATGTGTCAACATTTTTCTTCAACAAGTAGAAGAAGTAACTATAAAGGAACGCGCTAAATGGTATAGGCCCTTTCTCGGAGTCTTTCCTTTGATACCTGCCTATGCATTGAAAGAACGTCATGTCGACAGTCTGCCTGATATCTTCTTCGTCGCCATACCTTTTTGCCATGTAGGTTATTCCCCTCATAGCTTCATTAACTATCTTCAAAGCAGAAGGGTTCAACTTGTTCCTTACTAAGGCTAGCCTTGCGTAATTGTCTTTTATAAAAAGAGCTATGAACCTTCTTATGTCATAATCTGCTAGGTTGTACTTTCCGGTAGTACAGCATTGTAGAATACTTAGTCAAAAAGTTATTAAAAACTTTTATTAATTCAAAGTAATAATCCCTGATATCTTCATAGAAAATTACATTAGGTACTTCTAGATCTTCGACAAACTTTTTGGCTTCATTTGAATACCTGCTTATGATCATCGTGAACTTACTGAACTCTTCTGGATAATACCTTTTAAATCTTTTAATTTTTATTTTACTTTTTTCATCTAGATAACCTTTTATCTCAATCCATTCTTGAGTTTTATTAAAATAAAAATCAGGAGTATAAGATTTAGTTCCCCTTTTAATCGGGTATGTAAAAACTTTTGGTTCAAATTCAAAGTCTATTTTGTATATGAGAGCAAGCCTTGCAAAGTTTGCTTCCCAATTAGACCTTACGTTTATTCCTATGTCTTCCCTATATCCAGTTTTTGTGTACCTGTACAAGTTGCCTTTCCCGCCTTTGGGTGATACACTATCCTCTTGCGGTATATTTTTATTTAAATATTTCTTAGCAGCGGCTTTAAAATTCGGATGTTTTGATTGAAAAGATTTTTCCAAAAAAAACTCGTCTGGCTTGACAACTGTGATGCTCATGAGATATCCTTACTGCTTGTTAGTTATACCTATTATATAATACTTTTAAATAAAATACAAGTTAACCACTCAGAATAGGAAAATAAGATGACAACATTAAACTTACTAGTTAATAATTTTGTAGCTGATATGCAGAGCTCGGCAGTTAAGACTCTCGAACTGCTTGGTTACAGCACAGACGATGCAATCAAGGTAGTTATCGAAAGCGACAATGGCGTTGACCTTGTAGCTGATTCAGTTAACAACGCAACTTACAGTATCTAATTTAAACTAATTAAACAACTTAGCCCAGGGCCTTTCGGCTCTGGGCTTTTTTGTTGCGCATAACTCCGGTTGCACAAGCGCCGGACTTTGCATGGTCGCAGAAAGAACAGACTCTTTCATTGGACGTGGTAGGGAAGCTGATGTCATTCCTTATCTTATTTCCCTGTTCAATCAAGTTATCGTAGGCAGATTGTATATCTTCGTCAGTAAACAAATGACCCTTACGCTTGCCTGATCTTAGGTAATAAAGCTCAGCATAGATCTGCTTGTCAGGGTAGGCTAGCTTGGCTGCCAGAGCGTATATGCCGAGCTGTAGGTTGTCTTTAATTGATTTTTGCGATACTTCCCACTTACCCGTTTTATAATCTATAATCTCGATTCTGTCGTCATATTCATCGACCCTATCTATGAAGCCATTAACATTAAATGGGCCTACGATAAAGTTAAAGCCCATTTCTTTATGTTTAATATGTAAAGTTTCACCGGAATGTCTATCGTAGAATTCGTTTAATATTTCTTTGCCAACAGATATAAGTTCAGAGTTAA